AGCACTAGCATCTCTTTTTTCCTTACTAAGATTTTTTATAAAAACAGATCCATCCTTCAATTCGTAATCAAGTGTGTCACCAATTTCCCAATTAAGTTCTTTTACCAACTCATTGGGCAATTCAACAAGTGCATCACCATTCTCACAAATTTCTAGAACTTTGGTTGTGTATATCATATCATTATCACCTGAACATTACATTTATTTAAGAAATCTATACCAGCTGTATTTCTATAACTGGTACGATAATATACAGATTTGATTCCAGATTGATAAACTAATTTAGCACAATCTAAACAAGGTGCATGTGTGATAAACATACTTGCCCCATCACTTGAATTTGTTGACCGTGCAATCTTGGCGAGTGCATTAGTTTCAGAATGAAGCGCCTCTGGTTTAGTTACTAAAGTTGGGTTACCATTTGAATCTAATCCAGAATAATCTTCACAGTTGTTATCCCAACCTGAAGGCATGCCATTGTAACCAATGCCAATGATGGTGTCATTTTTTACAACAACACATCCAACTTTTAATCGCACCGCGGAAGACAACTGAGCATAAACCTCAGCTGCCTTCATGTGTGCATCAGCAAATTTACTAGGCAACATTCTTTGGCTTAGGCTTGTCTTTTTTACCGGATTGTTTTTCAGTCTTATTGGAATGCAGTTGCGCTTGAATCATCATATTTTTATATGTGTTTCGTTCAACGGAATCAACCATAGTTGCCATTGTTCGTTTTACTTGCTTGGGGAGTTTGAAGTTTTTATCAGGTTTCATAATCATATTATATCAAATAATTCTATAGAGGTGTGGCAATAATAGGGGTCATTGCGACCCCTACCGTTTAGACTGCTTCTTGAAGCAGTTGTGGTTTGAATGACTTCAAACCTTCACCAATTTCAATCTTGCGAGGTTTCTTATGTTCAGGAATAATATTCTCTAAGCCAATACTTAGAATACCATCCTTGAACTCAGCACCTTTTACTTCGATTGTATCTGCAATGGTGAGTGTCTTTGTGAAAGACCTTGTGCCGATACCTTTGTGTAGATATTGCACTTTGCTTTCTTTATCTTCCTTTTCACCCTTGACAGTTAGTTTACCATCTTCAACTGAGATTTCAATTTCATCTTTAGAAAATCCTGCAACGGCAAGTTCTACGATGTAATGAGTATCGTCCAGTTTTACAATGTTATGTGGTGGAAAGTTTGATACAGTTTTCTGCACATCTACATTCATAAGTTTTTCAACATCATCAAAGAATCGGTCAAAGCCGAGTGTAGAGTGGTGCAACGGACCAAATGAAATATGTCCTAATGTCATAGTTTTCTCCTATTAAGCGAGTTAATTAAATGTGACCCCTAAGGCATCACAACATTATTTAGTCACCAAGACATAAGCGTCCTTGTTGACCAAGTAAATTCTACCTGGTAATTGTTCTTTATATACTTTAATGAAAGTGTAAGCGCCTTCAGCGACAACATCATTCACATCTTCACAATAAACAATTTCTCCAGTGTAACGATTTTGTAATTTCAGAATTTTCATAAGTTAATTCCATTTCAATGTTCATATAGTTTCTTGCCAATGTTATATTTTGCAACCAGTTGCCAATCATCTTTCTCTTTAAAGGAGATTATCTTAATCTGATGTAGTGGTGCAATATTGTCTTCTAGCAATTTATGGTTAATTATCTTTACTAGTCCCCATTCTTCTAACAAATTTGCAATTGCATTTCTTCTTTGAATATCATTTTCTGAAATATTTGATGGTTTTCCATCTAATGCAAATAATTCTTTAAAGTGGACAATGTAATAAAGTCCTTGTTTGTGTAGAATGTGACACGATTGATAAAGAACCTTTTCCTTACGGGAAGAGACACCAATTCGGGTAAGTGTCTCCCTAACTTTTAAAAAATCATCCTGTTCGTTGAGTGTTACCTCAACAAACTTATTCAAGTCTACCATTTTACCACCTCTTCAATCCACCGATATCGGTTTGTTCTTTTAGTTGTTGGATTTGTTCTTTACTGAGTAGGCGCGCAGCTTCTGATGCTTTTGAGTCAGAGAAGCCAAAGACTTGTTTTATACATGATAAATCTTCACTTTTCACAGACTTTACCCACTTCGTAAACGGTCTTTTTTGGGACCGCACGGTATTTATCATTTTTTCAATCTCTAATAAGTGTTAAGTTTTTAATCCGCCCACATCAGTTTGATCTTTTAAATATTTTATTTGATCATCAGAAAGAATACTTAATGCTTCTTTGGCCTTAGAATTAGAGAATCCATAGACTTGTTTGACACATGCTAAATCTTCACGATTTATAGGCTTTGCCCACTTCGTAAACGGTCTTTTTTGTGAACGGATAGTATTGAGTAAAAAATCATTTTGTAATTTTTTATCTATCAAGTGGCGACTGTTCATTTCATTTGCATACATGATACAGTCTTTGTGATAAGAGAGACCTCTATTAACCATAAATGGCGAATAGTCTTTTTCAGTCAACTCATCAACAATTAACTGTTTTTTGTTTTGAAGAATTGCGTTTAGGTAATCAAATGGATTGCTCATAACATAATAGTATCAAAGATTGGTTTCAATAAATCCATCATACAAAATCACATGTTGCCATGAGCTCTGTTAGGCAAGCCACGGTGTTTATCTCGGAATCAGCAACAAATGCTTGTTTGTATTGATATTCTGCAAGAATCAAAACTGCTTGTGGAATAGATTGCGGTTTCATTACATCATACAATGCATCATACAATTGACGGAATAAAACATTCGCATCAATATCTGTGCTGCCAACCCATTTACGAATTGCACCAAAGTCTTTGTCTTTGATATGTTTAGTAATCTCACTTAGTTGAACATTACCAATCTGTGCAAGAACACCAGTATCAATCTTTCCAAACTGTGAATATCGTTGTAACTCATTTAGAATACGGCGATTATCTGGAAAGTGTTTCTTAATTAATTCTGCAATAACTGAATCAACAAACTCAACTTTTTCACTTTGCAAAATCATCTGAACTCTCTTAAAGAAAGCAGATGCCATCTTGGCCTTCTCACCGTTCTTCAAATTGAAATCGATTACGGCACAGCGAGAGTGCAATGGTTCAATGATACGAGTTTTGTAATTACAAGTAAAGATAAACGAACAGTTACCTGCAAACTCTTCAATCGCATTACGCAAAGCAGGTTGTGTTGAATTGGGATTTAGATAATCAGCCTCATCAATAATGATGACCTTGCGACCACCAGTTAGTGACATAGACGAAGCATAGTTTTTGATTTTGACACGGAATGTATCAATACCAGATTCGTCTGAACCATTGATTACTAGAAAATCGCAACCAATCTCATTACACATAGCCTTTGCAATAGTTGTTTTACCAACACCTGCACCACCACTTAGTAAGAGATTGGGGATTTGTTTTTGATTAACATACTCCTGAAATGGTTGTTTCAACCTCTCAGGCAGTATGCACTCTTCTACAGTTTTAGGTCTGTAGGATTCAGTCCAAAGATATTGACCGGGGTTTTTATCAATCATAATTTTTCACTCTCAAATAACAAATAATATAAATAGGTGTAGGTCGCCAGATTGCAGTCTGCACCTACTCTAACATTGAAAAGGAATGCCAGCATGGTCATTTATCAAATCACCAACAACATAACATCCGATTTTCATGTCGGAAAAACAATCAATCCAAAAATCAAAGTTGAGCTTTAATCTCATTAATACGGTGCTCTAAAACAGAAGCGGCAGTATTGAAATCATCTGTACCACCGTCTTCTGAATTGAAGTGACGCCGCAATAGAGTTTCTCTTTCATTCTCCAACACAGCAATGTATTCTTGCTTTGTTAAAACAGGAAAAGTTCGTTGTTTTTGCTCAAGTTGAACAAGTGGTAGTTCTTCATCATTAGGAAATGCGTCAGCATATCTCACAATTAAGCAGCCTTCTCAAACTTAGAACCTTGTTCAGTTGTAATCCAATATTGAAGTGGATGTGTTTTGTGTTTGAAGTTTGAAATGCCCTTTGAAGAGATAGCAACTTCATAACCACCAGCAAGAATCTTACTAAGGTTTTCAGTTTTGAATACCATGCGATACTTA